TAATCAATAATAATTAAATCTGGTTTGAAATCTAAGTCAATACATTTTTTAATATGCGATTCTATAGTAGAAATAGTGGCTTTACCCATATAAAATTCTTTTACAATTAAGTTTCCTGGTAATTCAGCAATTACTTCTTCCACTCGTGATTTTTCAGTTTTTAATTTATCAACAGGAATTCCAGTGAAAAACGCATCGTATCGTTTTCCTATATATCCTTCACCTAATTCTAATGTATAGTGAATAACATTATAACCTAATTGTACAGCATATCCCCCCATAGCAATTAATGACCATGATTTGCCTCCACCTGGGTTACCAAATATTAATCCAAAATCTCCTTGACCTAAACCTCCTTGCATTAATTCATTAAATAAGTTCCAAGGTGTTGGGATAGGTTTTCTATCATCTTCTATATATCGAGATTCAACATCTTTGTTATATTCATGTCCAATATTTTTGTCTTGACCTGAGCGTAAAGCGCTATCAACTAATGATCTAATGGAGTCATAATCACCTGCTTTAAGTAAGTCAACCGAATTTAAAAGCGCTTTTTTTAGTTGTTGGTTTTTACAAAAATTTGTAAATTCTTCTTTAACATACGTCAAATCAGATTCATCTGACGATCTATATGCTTCTTTTAGTTGTTCTTTAATAGAGAGTTGTAATACTTCATTATCAACTCTTTTCATTTCTACCTTAAGAACATCCATTGTTGGATTTGTGTGGTACTTGGTGTAGTATTTTATTACTTGATCAATAATCCATTTGTGTGCTGTATTTGAAAAGTACTCTTCAGTTATAATGTCATTAACATTCTGTAAAAATGGTTTATCAGTTAGTAAAGCTGATATTACTTTGGTTTGGAATCCAATTCCGTAATTCTCTAGTGAATTTAATGTCATAACTTATTTTTTGCTTTATTATATTTGTCAACTAATACCCAATTATCTCGTATCCAGTAATCTACATTTTTCAAAACATTTCCTAATCCATCTTTATGATAGAATCTTAAAAACGTTTCAATGTTTAATTCGTATGGGGATTCCTTTATTTGATTAAATATATATTCTTTTTCTTGCTCATCCAACATAGGATTACTTAAATTCATAATCTTATGAGCTTTTCTTAAATTGTCAAAATCTTCTAATGCTCTACAGTATATAACATGTTCTTTAAATTTTAAAGCACAAATATCATAAATGTGGTCCATAGTTAATTCTTCTGAACCCATTACTTCAGGAAAGTATTTTTCAAATTTATTTTGACCTAAACCTTTAACACCACCTACTTTATCTGATTTATCTCCCATTAATGTTTTATAAATAAGAAAGTTGTGAGGATGAACTCCATACTTTGTTTTTACATCTTTTGACGTTACAAATTCTTTTTCTACAGATCTATACATTAATATATTTTCATCTACTAATTGAAGAAAATCGTTGTCCGCAGATACTAAATATACTTTATTTTTCTTATCTTGAGTAAGCTCTTTACTTAAAAACGCAATGATATCATCAGCTTCTACTCCATCTTGTGATAAAATTTTAACTGGTAAACATTGTAAATAATGAATTAAGTGTATAATTTGGTCTGTTTTAGATTCGTTTTCTTTTTCAACACTATCAAAAGAAGTTTTGTTAACTCTATTAACATTTCTTCCTGATTTGTATTCAGGGAGTAAATTCTTCCTGTTTATAGAAGAACCCACTCCATCAAATACAATATAAATTGATGTAGGTTTTAATTGTTTAACTAAAGACCCTAATGAACGTAAAAATCCACCTAAACCTCCTATATGTGTACCTTCCGCATTTATATAATTTAATACTGCAAAGTTTCTTAAGAATAGATTTAAACCATCTACTATTAGAGTTCTTTCTCCAGTTTCTTCGGGGATTGGTACTATATCTTCTTTGATTCCATCAAGAAGTTTAAGTAAATCTTTATTGTTCATAATTTTAGTCTTCAGATTCTACAATATCCGTAACATCTACTTTTTCATTCCACTCACTATTATCTTCTACAGTTTTGTAATTTCCCTCTCCTAATATATCCGCCCATTCATGTGAATGCTCTTTTTTATATTTAGTGATCTCTTTAGGATCGTCAGGTATAAAACCATGTACTGTACTGATAACTGTGTTTTTAGTAGTGATTCCGTTTACGTGATTTTTATCACATGCTACTTTAGTTCTTAAAGCAAACTCTACATCTTTACCTTCTTTTTGAGCTTTGATTTTTGATGTTCCACTATTAGTAACATTACCAAAAGTCAAACATAATGAAGCATCATAATAGAATGTATTTCCACCTTTATTAGTCATTCTCGGTTGTGAGAAGATATTTTCAGCTGGAGCTACTCCTGTTTTGTTGATGATTAAGAATGTATTTGTATGTTTACTTTCTTCCTTTCTAGATAAAATGATTCTTTGATTGATAAAATTACCAAATTGAGTTGCAATTGCTCCTGCATTCCACATTGGATTGTTTTTACCTTGTTCAATACTCATTCTACAGGCAATTGACCCTACTGAATCCCATAAAAACAATAAGTCATATGGTAAGTTCCCTTTTGCTTGTTCATCTAAAATGTCAATAATAAAATCAGCTACATCCTCAATTGAATTTAATTTACCTCTATCTTTATAAATAAAGAATCCATCATAATCAATTACAGCACCATCTTTGTCTTTTATTTCATTCATTTCGAAACCCATCTTTTGCCAGTGTTCCCAGCTGTGTTTCATTTCAGTAATAATAAGAACAGGTAATACACCCATTTTTTGTGCTGATACAGCTGCCTCTATAGATGTAGTAGTTTTTCCAGTATTGCTACCTCCACGTACTATATTTATATGACCCATTGCTATTCCAGGAATAGATAGTGCTTCTTGCATTGCTGTTGAGAAGGGAATCCATGCTTGATCTTTGAACTTTACATTTCCGCCTAATGATTTCTTCTCTTTAAATTTATTTAAATCAAATTTAGATTTAAGTTCTTTAGAGACTGCTTCCATTAACGAATCTTTGTCGTTTGTTTTAGCCATTTTAAATTATTTTAAATTTTAGTCTTCGTCTTCTTCAAATAAAGAGTCGAATTTGTCTGCTTTTGATACTTTACCAGCTGGTGCTTTTAACTCATAGTTTTTAGTTGGTTTAGATTTTTCAATTTCTTTATCATCTTTCCACGGTAAATCTTCTCCAGCAGCAGTAACAGTTGTTTCTTCTTCAACTTCATCTATTTCATCAGAAGCATCTTCTGGGTTTAAAAAGTTTTGAAGCATTTCTTTCATTTTATCAAAAGTCATCTTGTAGGTATTTTGAATCTCAAGAATATCTGGTTGTTCTTCTAACCATAACTCAATATCATTTTTGCTAGTACTTAATGGAGATGTTTTTGGTTTAATACGAATTGATGACTTTAAGCCTTGACGACCACCAACATCACCCATTACTGCTTCAACAGTAAAATCACGACCTTCATTCATATCAGTGTAGTCACCATAATCTTCATCATCAGCGATACCTAATAATTGCACGTAAATTTCTTTACCAAATTCCCATAAACGAACACCTTTGTCTTCCTCACCTCTAACGATTACAGGAGCAAAAATACGCATTTTTGGTTCTAATTTTTTAGATAATTTCCAGTTTTCTTTATCACTGGTTGTACGTAATTGTTTTACGAATTCTACAATTGGATCCTTTTCACCCCAATTGGTTAAGGCGTATGTTGGGAATTTAGTCATACCATAATGAACAAATATTTCCCTAAATGGATTGTTTTTGTTTAATTTAGATGGTACAATTCTAATTTGATACTTACCTTCTTGTTTTGGTTTCCATAGATATTTTGAATAATCTACTTTTTCTTTTTTCTGCCCGGATGTCTGTAAGGCACTCAGTTTGTTTTTGATTGATTTTAAATCCATCTTCTATTTTATTTTATTGGTTACTATTTAAATATACTACTTGTTTTTTCGTAGGCCAAATTTAGCTATTAAAGCTCTCGAATGCCTTTTTATTTGTAGTGTTGTATTAGTTTATATGTTATAAATATGTTAAAGATCTACTATTTTAAATATCTTTGTATTAAGTTGTTTGATTTCTCCTTGTTGAGTTAAAAGAACACAATTTTTATAATGTTGCCAATCTATTCGGTAAGATGGATCAACTACACCACCATTTAATTTCTTAATTAAATCGTTAAGTGCATTAATTGTATATAGAGTATTTGATTCTTTTTTGCGGTGTACTAATATTGTATTAGCTGGAATTGTACTGACATTGCCTTGCTCTACATTGTATGTAACTACATATTCATTTGTACTCTTAACAAAAAGCACAAACATTTTTTTATACATTATTGTATATGTAGTTGATAAACTAAAAATTAATTCATCTAAAGAGTCATGCTGTGTAAATGTAGCATATAGTCTGTTATTCATAAAGTCACCATCAGTTGTAAAGTCGTACTGATTATAAATATCAACTGAGGTGTCAAACGCGATTTGTTCCATATATTATTTCATATTACCATAATTATGGCCCTTAGTGGTTTTTGTTTTTAAATTATATTTTGTAAATATTTGTTGTATTTCTTCTAATATACTATCATTTTCTGCGTAATCAAGTAATATTGAATCGTATATGTATAATACTATTTTTGTTTTTTTACCTTTTAATAACATCATGATATCCCACAATATCAGTACATTTGTTGATGTTTCTAAATTTTGTAATGTATAGTTAAATAGTTTTTGAGGATTGATATCTTTTATGTTGTTTTTAAATTTATGTCCTGAAATTGGGCATTCGATAAAACCATTCGTTTTAAAGTCCTTCCATAACTTATCTGTATGTTTTTGAATTAGTTGAAAGTATTCTATATGTTGATATTCTTTATATATTCCTCCATATAACTGTCTAAACATTAGTATTTTTGCTTCATCTACTTCAATTTCAGCTTCTTTAGCAAAGTATTGATATGGTGTTTCATCTCCAAAATCATATTTTACTAAATGTGCTGCTAATGTTGGGTGGTAAGCACTTATATCTATTTCAATAAAGCAATCATTTTCTGGTATAAATGCTTCTCTACATCCATCCTCTTTTTTCAATGCTGCAAAATTGATGCCGTTAAAGCTATTGGAAGGCCTTCCGGTTGTAGTATATAAGTTATATTGGGTATATACTTTACTATCTTGAATAGAGTATAACTCAGTGTTTGGTTTAAAAAATTCATTAAATACATCTTTATTTATTTTAATTCCGTTTCTTTCAATTGCAAAAAATACACTTGTTAATTTATTATGAAACTTTGTATTGTCAAATTTAACACAATACTCTTTTACCTTATTAAATACCAATTCACACCTTTCATAATGTTTAACCAATGGGATAATGGTATTTATATCTTCAACATCACCATGTTTTTGATAGAAAAAATCATGTGTTTGGGTTGTTAATTCAGCATATTCAGGAGCACCAAATGAAATATCTATAATATTTTTTAATGGAAAACGATATATAAATGACTTTCTATCACGTACATATACTTCAGTAAATGACGCCAATAAACGGTTTATAGGCGTTTTATTCAGCTCTAATGCCTCAGTATGATGAATACACACCATATAGCCTTTATCGTTGTTTAATGGCTTTATATACAGTAAAGATATATGATTTAGTGATGGATGTATGTTGTCATTATAATAAATAGGTTCAACAAAAACTTTATCATAGTCTTTGTCAAATAATTCATTTAATTGTTCGTCGGTTTCGACAATATAAAACATAACCTTTATTTTTGATTAAATATACTAAATATATTTTTAGTAGCCTAATTTAAGGAAAGTAAAAGCACCCTAGATAGCGAGTCGTCGGGTGCTTTCATAGCCGCAGCTATAACGGTCCTAATCCGTATGTCTTTATTGATAATATTTAGTAAAATCCATTTTTAAGTATTCTGAAAGCATTAGTAGTTTTTGATTTTTGATTGCTAATTCAGTTATATTTTTATTTATTCTATATACTTGCTT